ATGGTGAAGACCATTGCGACTACATCCGGGAGATCCTTGAACTCCAGGCTGAGATGGTGTCCAAGTACATCGTCCTGGTGGAAGCGCCCCCTGTTGAGGACAAACACGATGACTATTCGGACGCTCTCGTCCGGATGGTCTGGCTCGCGACCAAACACTCGCGGAAGGTCATCGCCTTTGCTGGAGGTCGTGCGGGACTCGCAGGACAAGGACGAGGATCCCAACGCAAGACCCTCGCCTCGCCATCCCAAGCTGTCCTCGCTCGAACGAGAGCGAAGCTGGGCGGGAGTCACCCTAGCCGTCAACCGAAACGACAGCGAAGCACAGGCCTCCTGGGGCCTTCCATGTTCAGGAGGCGGTAGGATGCCCAAGCGAACACCTACGTCGCCCACAGCGGCCTACCATCGGCTTATGCAGGCGATCATCAAGACACACCTCGAGAGCCTGAAATTGGATCCTTCCCCGGAGCAACTCAGCCGGGTCGCAGAGGTGTTCTCCAAGGCCGGTGGGACGTGGGAGGGGGCCTTCAAGGGGTCCATCGATGACATCGAACTCCTCAAGAAGGTCATCAAGGTCGCAGCGAAGAAGGGGGTCTTGTCCAAGACCCCGAAGTGGGGGTAGCCGGTGCCTTTCCTCGTCAGTTCCTCCACATCCGAGAAACTCGATGTGGAGCTTCGTTTCCCCGGTGACCGATTCTCCGTCATCGCCGGTCCGACCCTTCGCCTGAACGGATGGCGTGGGGGAATCTTCGTCCAGTACGTGTCCTCCCCCGAGGGGGACTTCGTCGTCGAACTCAGCGACGGGAACCACGCAGCGGGATTTCTCCTGTTCCAGAGCGAGGACTACGACCTGAGTCCTCCCTACGGGCCTGGGCCGGGGTCTCCACAGAATTTCATCTCAAGTCAGCCTCGGGAGGGGGTCGGGGGCCAGAACGTCGTCACCATGATCAATGGTGGTACCCAAGCCTTCTGGAAGATCTACGAGACCCTTAGCATCGTGGCCGGTGCTCGAACAGGGGCGGCGATCACCTACACCCTCAACGAGCCCCTCAAGGTCAGCGAAAACGGTCTCCTGTGCAACGACAGTGACGTCGACCTCGCAACGGTGGGCATCGCCAACCCCATCGTCGTCGGTATTGTATCGGCGGTTCCCTCTACCCGGACGATGAACAGGCTGGGTGGGGACCTGAAATATTGATGGGAAGATTGAGGGCCAGACTTGCGAAGACCTCTGTGGACGCTGTCGTGCAATCGCACGTCGGTTCCGCCCAGGCCCAGATCCAAGCGGCTCTCAGGGCATGCCGAAGGGCACGGACGAAAAGGGACGTCGACACAGGGAAGACGCTTCGGGTCGAGAGAGACCTTGGGCGTTGCCTCGCGGCCCTTGGAAACGTTGGGCGAATTGGCCCTATGGGCGATGGGTCCGATCCAGATCTGATGCCGGAACGGGACCGGGAAAAGCAGTGGCGAGAAGAGATGCTTCGCCGCCGTGAGGAAGAGGCCGCTGCCGCCGCTGAAGTGGTTGAGGTGGACGTGCCGGAACCGGAGGCAGAGGTGAGCGATGACTGAAGAGCAGGACGGTAAAGAGGTCAAGCGATTCAAGAACGGTGATGGGAAGGTCGGAAACGACGGCACCGTCAGCCGGGCCAAGACCGGCAAGCCGAGGAAGATCTCGACGACCTCAACCCAGCCAATGCGGTCCAAGTTCGGGTCCGGGTCCTATCCAGGCCTCGCCGGGGGCATAGCGAATATCGCGGAAGGGGCCGGGGGCAACTTCTACTCCCCGGAACTCTCGACCGACTTCCTCGAGCTTCCCCAGAGCCTTCATGAGGCGTGGAACTACTACCGTTTCTTCTACAGGACGGAGCCCTTCGTCGGCCAGGCCGTGGACCTCCACACCGAACTCCCGCTGTCGAAGATCCGCCTGGCGATGCCGAAGGCACAGAGTCGGGAGATGGCGGAGGCCGCAACTCGCTTCTGCGAGAAGTGGGGTCGTCGTGTGGGCCTCCTCCACCGGCTGATCTCCATCGTTCATGAATACCACCTGATCGGAGAAGTGTTCGTCTGGTCCGAGGACACGAACCCCGACATGCCCCGCGACGTCCGCCAGGAGGCTATCCGGGAGTTGCCCGAGGAAGGCGACCCCGTCGAAAGGTGGGTCGACTATGAGGACGCGGACGAAAGAGCCGTCGTATGGCTCAAGAAGAACTACAAGGGATGGACAGCTATCCGGGTGCTGCCCCCCGAGCAGGTTCGGATGGAGTCCTTCAACTTCACCGATGAGAAGATTTTCGAGCTGATCCTCGACTCCAAGACCAAGGACCTCATCAATCGGGCACAACAGGGCGACCCCGAGGCGCAGCGGGTCGCCAAATCCATGCCGAAGGAAGTCCTTGCAGCTTCCATCTCGGGCAAGAACCTCCCGTTGAACACCGACCCCGAGGCAGGGTCGTTCGTCTACTACATGGCGAACAAGAAGTCGGACTACGAGCCTCGCGGCCACAGCATCCTCGAGCGGTGCATCCGCGTCCTCGTGTTCCGCGACAAGCTCCGTCAGGCCAACACGTCCATCGCGTCCCGGCACATGACCCCTATCCGCATCGTCTGGGCGGAGGACATGGACATCGCGGACGTGGAGGCCCTCCGTGAGCAGGTCGACACCGCCCTGCAGGACCCCGACTACAGCATCATCGCCAACTTCGAGATCCGTTGGGAGGAGATGGGTAGCGACCAGCGGCTCCTTGACCTGTCCGGCGAGTACGATCTCACCGACCGCCAGCTCTACGCGGGCCTTGGCGTCACCGAGGGTCTGCTGTCCGGTGAGTCCTCCTACAGCGGGGACCGAATCAACCTTGAGGTCATCAACACGCGGTATATGCTGCTCCGAGAGGTCCTCCAGGATTTCGTCGAGGACAATTGGTTCAAGCCGATGTGTGCCCGGATGGGGTTCATCGAGGAAGACGAGGACGGCGAGGAAGTCGTCATCTACCCGAAGCTTTCCTTCACGCGCCTCGCCCTCCGCGACAACAACGACACCTTCGATGCCCTCTTCAACCTCTACCAGAAGGGGTCGCTCGACGTAGACGTGATCCTCGAACTCCTGAACATCGACCCCGTGGCGACGAAGGAGAAACTCGAGCGAGACATGTTCACGGTCAACGACCCCGTCTTCAACGAGGTCATGCGGGGCATCTACGGGGACGTCGGGCGTGCCATCGCGGAGAACAGCAACGCGGCAGAGCGTATCTCGGAGTACCTGGGCCTCGAGTACAAGCCGAAGGAAGAAGAGGGCGGTCGTTTCTAGCCGCTGTGGAAGTCCCGCAAGACGACCGTCGGTTCCTTGTAGATCGAGAAAAGAGAAATCCTCGTGCAGGTTGAACAGGATGGGTCGGCCCAGATGTGGGTTCCTTCGTCCCCCGCATACAGACCGTGATCGAAAGATATATCCATGTCCAAGGGGGCCGACAGCAACGCACGGGCCTGGTCTTCGGACTCCGCCGCCACCACGAAGGCGTTCGCCTCATCGTAACTCGCGCCGTCCACGCTTTCGATTTTGAACAGGGGCAGTCCGGTCATCTCATGAATTCCTAGATCACTTGGTATCCACGGCTCACGAGTTCATTCCGCAATTCCTCCACGGTGAACGCGGCCATGGGGTTGGTGGTGTCAGGGGGTCGGAGGCCCATCGCCAATTCGATGGTGTCGAGCAACGCCGGGGTTTTCTCCCACAGGTCGAAGTCCCCATCGCGGTCGCAACCTTCACCCTTCACGACTTGCAACCCCTCGGGTTGTACGATCCGGACGCTCGTGGCCTTCCATCCCCGGCGAGCGCTTCCTTCCGGGGAACACCGGACCAGGACGGTTCCGACCTCGAGGTCCACCTGTCCGCCGTTCATGAATTCCCCCTCGATGGCGTACCCACCCCTCGCGGAACGGTCCACACCCGTGACCTTCTTCCACCAACCGCGACGATTTCCAGAGCCGGTGGGGATCTCGATATGGATTCGAACTTTGGACATGGCGTCCTCCTTTCCCCTACTACGCCGAAAATGCCTTCCTGCAACCTGTCGTCGGTATGTTCCTTATCCCTGACCCCCGGTAGGAGGCATCTAACGTGAGACGTCCGTCCGCCGCCCGAGTCGCTTCCCGCCATCTGAGGGCGGGGTGGTGGGCCATCGACCCCAAATCGGGCAAGGGGGTCAAGCCCCCGGTGGACAAGGGGGGGCTCCAGAACGCCATCCCCGGCACCGACCCCGACAAGGGAGCCTCCTACATTGGAGACGGCCCATTGGACGCCCGGCTTGAGTTCATTGACCAGGTCGTGAAGATGTATGAGGAGTCCTGGGACCGGCCACCAACCAAGGCCGAGTGGAAGCACCTGCTGAAGCAGCCCGAGGACTACGAGCTGGAGAAAAGATGATCCGCAACGCAGCCAGCGAGCGCTCCATTGCCCTGATGAAGTTCCTGTCGGGGGTCTGGGACGGCCCGCGAGGGGCGAAAGGCTATTCCTACGGGACGGTCTATTTGGTCTTCTGTGAGGTCAGCGGCAAAGGGTACGTGGGCCAGACGGTTCAGGATCTTCAGGCGCGATGGCGATCACACAGATACGGCCAGTGCCATGCTTTGCGTGCGGCCATCCACAAGTACGGGGCCGACTCGTTCACGATACTGCCATTGGGCTACGCTTCGGACAAGGACGACCTGGACTCGAAAGAGATCGCGTGGATTGCGGCCTTTCGCACCGTTGCTCCAGGTGGGTATAACCTTGAACTGGGCGGCAGCAATGGGAAGCCCTCACTAGAAACCCGCAGGAAGCAGAGTGCCGCCCACAAAGGAAAGCTACTATCGGATCACCAACGTGCCGCCATGGCTACGGCCCAGCAGAAGCGCAGAGTCGGAGAGGCGTCGTCGGGAGGGGGTCCGGTCTTCACCACCGCATCTCGTGATGCCATGCGAAAGGCCAAACAAGGAACAACACACTCCTCTGAAACGAAAGCCCGAATGAGTGCCACTCGGACGGGGCGTACCCCGTCGCAGGCTACGCGGGAGAAGTTGCGGGCATCGGCCACGGGACGGCACCATTCCGACGAGACACGCCGCAAGATGTCTGAGGCGCATTTGGGGAAGACCCCTACGGAGGATACTCGGCGTAAAATGAGCGATACCCGCAAGGGTGTCAAACGACCCCCTGAAGTGGTAGCCAAGGTGGCCGCTGCGAACAAGGGCAAGAAGCGTTCACCCGAGGCACGGGAGAAGATGCGTCAAGCTCGCCTGTCCTACTGGGAACGGAAGCGGGGAGAGGGGGCCGCATGAAGCCAGGAGCCTCCATTGCTTTGATGAAGTTCCTATCTGCGGTCGCGTCGGGGCTGGGCATCGCGTCGGATGTCTATGTTGTAGGCGGTGCTGTTCGGAATTTTGTGTTGGACCCGACAGGGCAACGCTTCCCGATGAAGGACGTCGACGTCGTCATCGATTCCGTCCGGGCGGGCAAGGACTCCGAGTGGTTCGCCAAGCAGGTGTCCAAGGCCATCCCGGTTCCCTCCAACCTGACGACCAACCAGTACGGCGTGGCGATCCTCACCGTGAAGGGACCGTGGGAAATCGACGGCCAGGACCTCAACGGTGAGGTCATCGAGATCGCCAACGCCCGCCAGGAGTCCTACGGCGGTGGGGAAGGCAAGGGTTACAAACCCCACATGGTCGAGCCCTCGACGATCGAGGAAGACGTTGTAAGGCGAGAATTTACCTACAACAGTTTGATGTGGAGGCTCCTCGATCTCGCGAACGGTCCCGACAAGGCTGAGATCATCGACCTCACTGGATGCGGCATGCGGGATCTCCAAAACAGGGAGACCCGCTGCCCCCGTGACCCCGACGTGGTGTTCGCGGACGACCCGACCCGGCTCCTGAGAGCGATCAAGTTCGTCGCCAAGTACGGCTTCA